ACCTTTTTCTCAAAATAGGGTCTATAATTGGTACTGTGGAATGATTGCAAGAACCTTTTTTTCACTTTCATTTTTCTCCTTTCTTCCCGCCTTCCCCGGGGCGGTAATACCGGGGATCAAAGACAACACCAGCGGACTGCCAATCTCAGGCAGTTCGCTATTTTTATGAGGTGGTGAGGACAGTGAAACTAAAAGAGAAGCACGAGCGGTTTGCCCGGGAGTACGTCATCGATTATAATGCCACACAGGCTGCTGTCCGAGCCGGATATAGCGAAAAGACGGCGAAGCAGCAAGGATCGAGACTGTTGACGAATGCTGACATGCTCGCGCGCGTGCGGGAACTACAAGCTGAGACGGTCAAGAGGCTGGCGATCTCCGAGGATAGGATCATTGAATCCCTGTGGGAGACCTACAGCCGGTGCATGCAGGCTGAGCCGGTAATGCGCTTCGACTTTGGTTCACACGAAATGGTGGAAACCGGCGAATACTCCTTTGACAGTAAGGGCGCGCTGCGCGCCCTGGAGCTCATCGGCAGGCATATTGGGATGTTTGCGGATAAGGTATCCATTTCCCATGATACGCCCGTCATTGTTGACAACATAGGTGATCGCGGTGGCTGAGATTAAACTTGACCAAGTAATCGCCCCCGCGTTTTACGCGCTTCATCGGGACATCAAAGCAGACGGTCACACGCATTACGTCCTCAAGGGCGGGCGCGGAAGTACAAAGAGCTCCTTCACATCGATTGAAATTATTCTGGGGATCATGCAGCATCCTGACGCGCACGCGGTTGTTTTGCGTAAGGTTGGGAATACGCTGCATGATTCTGTTTTCACACAGATGCTCTGGGCCGTATCGGCTTTGGGCGTGCAGGAATATTTCCGGGCGAATCAAAGCCCCTTGCGGCTAACATACACGCCCACTGGCCAGACAATCCTGTTCCGCGGCGCCGACGAGCCAATGAAACTCAAATCCATCAAGCCGCCGTTCGGATATTTTCGATATGTCTGGTACGAGGAGTGGAACCAGTTCGGCGGGATGCGGGAGACGCGCAGCATCAACCAGTCCCTCATGCGCGGCGGGGAGCGATTTACAGTTTTTTACACATACAACCCACCGGAATCCGTTCGGGACTGGGTGAATGAGGAGGTGCGCGCCAATCGACTGGACCGTGTCATCCACCATTCCACATATGAGAGCGTCCCGGCCGGTTGGCTGGGCGAACAGTTTTTCATCGAGGCCCGCCATCTCCAGGGAACACAGCCGGAGCGATACCGGCATGAATATCTCGGCGAGGTTACCGGTACCGGCGGCGAAGTGTTTAAAAATGTCACGCTGCGCGGGATCACCGATGATGAAATCAAACGATTCGACCGAATTCGTCGCGGCCTCGACTGGGGATATGCGGTTGATCCGCTGGCATATATCGTCTGCCATTATGATAAGACTCGCCGCAGGCTATATATATTCCACGAACTTTACAAAGCCGAGATGAGCAATCGGGCAGCCGCCAAGCTAATCCGGGCGGAAAATACGCTCAATCAGGAGATCATCGCGGACAGCGCCGAGCCGAAGAGTATTGCCGAAATGTACGAGCATGGATTGCGGGTAATCGGCGCCCGCAAGGGGCCGGACAGCGTCAAACACGGCATTGACTGGCTGCGGGACCTTGAAGAAATTATCATTGACGACCAGCGCTGCCCAAACGCGGCACGAGAATTCCTCGGCTACGAGCTTGACCGGGACAAAGACGGCAATTTCAAGGCCGCCTACCCTGACCGGGACAACCACACCATCGATGCCGTTCGCTATGCGACGCAGGACGATCAGATCAATGTGCAAGTGAGGTAAGGCTATGTACATCACTAACATGGAACTCATCAAGCAAAAGCTTGCCGCAGACGGCAGATTGAGCACGAGCGACATCATCAAGCAGATCCTTAAGGATGACGACGCGAACCCCGCAAAGCAATATATGGCCGTCGGCAAGCGGTATTATGATGGTGGCCACGATATCCTGCAACATGATTTCCGGCAGTCGTGGGTTTACGATGAGGTTGAGACAGCAGCGGGGATTGATCATTCGGGCCACCTTATCACGAACGAAAACAATTCCAACCACCATAACGTTCACAATATCTACCAGCAGCAGGTAGACCAGAAGGCCGCATACATTGTAGGCAAACCGCCCAGCGTCACGGTAGAAGGCGCGGAAGATCATCCAGAGTTGAAAGCCTTTGAGGACGCGGTAACCGCTGTCACATCAGATGAGGAATTTACGGACGCGCTGAACGAATACGTTGTAGGCGCAAGCAATAAAGGCGTAGAGTGGCTGCACATCTACTACGACCAAACGGGTAATTTGCAGTACGTCATCACACCGGCGGAAGAAATTATCCCCTTTTATGACAGCGCCTATCAGAAAGAGCTTGTTGAGCTCATCCGCTATTACTCGGTTGCAGTAGTGGCCGATGGCAAGGAAACGCTGCGTAAGAAAATTGAGTGGTGGACGAAGGAGAACGTCACCTACTATGAAGAATCCGAATCTGGGGAATACATCCTCGATTCTGCCCGCAGCCCGAACCCCGCCGCACATTGGTACAAAATCACGTCGAAGGATGGCCTTGTCACCCGCCGGGAGCCGCATGGCTGGGGACGGGTGCCGTTTATCCCACTATATAACAACGGGCGGCACATGAGCGACCTGACGCGGATCAAGGGGCTGCAGGATGCATACAACCTGATCTCCTCAGCCAGTACAAATAACCAGATCGACCTTGTTGAACTCTACTGGATCGTGCAGGGCTACGGCGGAGAGACAGCTAAGTCGATCCAACGGAAATTGCAGATGAACAAGGCGGTCAGCATCTCCGACCCGCAGGGCAAGGTCAGCGCCGAACAGGTCACGCTGGGCGTGCAGGAGCGCCTTGCCTGGCTAGATATGCTGCGCAGCGATATGTACAGCCTCGGCATGGCGATTGATACGACCGCCGATAAATTCGCGACGGCACCTTCGGGTGTGGCCTTGAAGTTCCTTTACACGCCGCTCGACCAGAAAGCAAATATGCTGGTTATCAAGCTCAAGCGGGCGCTGAAAGAATTCATGTGGTTCATCACACAGGACATCAACCTGAAGCAGGGCACAGACTACGATAGTTCTCTCATTCGCGTGGACGTGAACAAGACGGTCATTACGAACGACGCGGAGACTGTAACGATGATCCAGCAGTCGCAGGGGATTGTTCCGGATACAATCCTGCTGGCAAAGCATCCGTTTGTTGATGATGTCAATCAGGCCTTAAAAGACCTCGAAAAGCAGCGGGAGAAAGCGGCAAAACGCTTTTTGGACGGCGACGTCCCGCCGGGAGATGGAGAGGGTGAAGATGAATGAAGCCCTCGGATTATTGGGAAAAGCGGGCGCTGGCACGAGAAGCGCAGGCCCGAAGAATCGCAAACCGGGAGATTGTGAAAGACATTCTTCCCGCCTATGACCGGGCAGCAAAGCAGATTACAGAGAATGTCAGGCAAATCTTTGAGTGCTATGCAAAGGACGGCGAACTGACCGAAGCGGAAGCCCGTAAGCTACTCAACGTCCGGGAAACCGAAGAGATACTGAACAAGCTCCGCGAGGAGCTGAAGGAGATCAAGGACCCACAGCTCCGGCGCAAAGCACTTAATCGGCTGAATGCTCCGGCCTACGCCGCGCGGATCAGCCGGCTGGAGGCGCTACGGGAGCAAATTTATGCGGAAATGGCAAAGGTATCTGACAAGGAAATTGAAACGACTGGCAAGGTCATATCCAAATCCTACGAGCGCACCTATTACCGTTCTATTTTTGATACGCAGGTCGGCACGGGATTTGCTTTTTCCTTCACGCAGCTGCCGCAGCAGGCGATTAAGACCGTTCTGGGCGAAGCTTGGATCGGCGCGCATTTCAGCCGGCGAGTATGGCACAATACGCAGATGCTGGCCCAGGAAGCCGAGAAGGTGATTACGTCTGGCATTATCTCCGGGGCAAGCGTCCCGCGCATGGCGAAGCAGATTGAGGATGTGATGCAGACCGGGAAGTATGCGGCCACGCGGCTTATTCGCACGGAGGCCAATCGGGCATACAACGCGGCAGAGCTCCATTCCTACGAGGAGACAGAAATCGAAAAGTATGCCTTTCTCGCTACGCTAGACAGCCGTACATGCGTTGTCTGCGGCAGGCTGGACGGGAAAGTATTCTCGGTCAAAGATGCAAAAGAAGGGGTCAACTATCCGCCGATGCACCCGAATGACCGCTGCACGACTGTCGCATATTTTGATGAGCTTGGCCTGGAGGGCTTAAGGAGGCGCGCAAGAGACCCAGAGACGGGTGCAGTGAAAATCGTCCCGGCGGATCTCTCCTGGGAGGAATGGAAGGCCGGAAACTATACAAAACCGAAGAATAGTGGTATAATACAAGCAGGACGTGATGCAATGAAGATGGGCATTGAAATTGACACGCTTACCCCGTGTCTGGTTGATACTTCAACGGGAAACGTTGTCAAAACTACATTTTCAAAGGCAATTTTCAGCGATTTAAAAAGTGCGAAATCAAAAGACGGTTGGTTATTTAACTGGACTGACCCAGATCTCGCAGCTGACGACATCTACAAACTGACGGTAGCCGGGAGCGAAGAAATCCAGGGCATGATTGCATTGCAATATGAGGAACGCGATAAAGCTGTTTATGCGCATATTGCGGAGAGCGCCCCGTGGAATCGCGGAAAGGCCAAGCGCTATGAGGGCGTAGGCGGTCATCTGTTTGCGATCGCCGCGCAAAAATCTATGGAGAAGGGCTATGGTGGGTTTGTCTTTTTGGATGCAAAGAACGCGGATTTAGTCCGACATTACGAGGAAGCGCTAGGCGCTCAATTCTTGGGGATCGCGCACCCTTACCGTATGATTATCGACGAGGAAGCCGCCGCGAGGCTGCTTCGGATTTATACTTTTGATGAGGAGTGACCAAAATGTCTGAGCAGGAAATGGAAGCGATGAAAGCTTTAGATGAAGCTGCAGAGAAGGCTGGCGGATACCTTTCGCCGTTCTTTGATTCAAAAACACACTACGATTACCGGAAGATCCTCGCCTACTGCCGTGAAAAGGGCATCGAGCCGCTTGATCTGACGATCCGGGAACTTCATCAATTTATCATCGAGCAATAAGCGAAGAGAGACTTGCGGGTGCAGGCCTCTCTTTCTTTATGCCGTTTTTGAGGTGATCATTTGAAATGCCCATATAACCGAAAATCCGAGACGCATTATCAGCGCTGGGCGCAGAAGCACGATGAGGGTTCACAGTCTCCCGAAGAGGGGAGCCAAATAGATCAGTATATTTTTGAACTGGAAGATTGCCTGAAAGAGGAGTGCAGCGCTTGGCAAAATGGCCGGTGCTGCTATGCATCTGTTTCTCTAAACAACCAGTAATCACAACTTGATTATGAAGCCTGCTTTTGCACTGCATGCGAAAGTGGGCTTTTATAATACTCAAAATTATCCCGCCCCGGCGGGGACTTAGAAATACCGGGCGCACCGGGCGCGGTCGACGTACCCGCGCGTTTAGAAGACAAACGTCGTTTAATCCGGCGCGTAGAGGAGGAACTATGACACTAACCGAATACCTGAAAAAGCTGTTCGGCGACAAGCCCAGCATGACCTTGGAAGAGCTCACCAAGGCTGTAGAGGGAAACACTGAAGCAAAATTCGTCGACCTGAAGGACGGCGGCTATGTCGACGAAGGAAAGTTCAAAGGGCTGGAAAGCCAGCTTTCCACCGCCAATACGACCATCAAAGACTTGCAAGAAATCGTAAAGAAATTCGATGGCAAGGATCCCGAGAAGCTGTCAGCTGATCTGGCCGCGCTCCAGCAGAAGTATGACGCTGACACCGCGAAGCTACGGCTGGACAATGCGCTGGATGTTGCTATCATCGGTGCGAAGGGCCGTAGCACAAAGGCAGTCAAGGCCTTTTTGGACTACGGCAAGCTGAAGCTTAAGGACGACGGCACGATTGACGGGCTGGATCTCGAAGCTCTGAAAAAGAGTGAGCCGTATCTTTTCGAGGCCGTCAAAACCGGTATTATAGGGGGCGGAGAACCGGGAGGCGGCGACGGGCTGCCCACAGAGGAAGAACCGCCCAAGGATTACGCCGGTTACAAAAAATGGCGTGAGAAACATCAGTAAAGGAGTATGATTTATGCCCAACACATTTTTAACCCCGGACATCATTGCAAACGAAGCACTAATGGTGCTGGAAAACAGTATGGTTATGTCAGGGCTTGTCCACCGGGACTACTCGAAAGAGTTTGTCAAGGTGGGCGACACCATCACCATCCGCAAGCCCGCGAAGTTTATTGCCAAAAACTTCACTGGCCACGTGTCAGCACAGGACGCGACGGAGGGTAGCACGGAAGTCAAGCTCGACCGTTTTCGCGATGTGACGGTCAATGTAACATCCCGGGAACTGACCCTTAATATCCAGGATTTCTCCAGCCAGGTGGTAACCCCGGCAATGCAAGCAATCGCGCAGGCAGTGGACAGCGACCTGCTGGCCGTCGGCGTCGCGAAGGCTGGGAAGACAATCACGGGAACATCGAGCCCAACAAATTTGAAGGATATCGGCGATATCGGGAAAGCACTTGATCTGGTCGCCGCACCTATCCCAAATCGCAGGCTGGTGCTGCACCCCACGCACAAATACCGGTATGCGCTGACGGACAACATGTCCAAGGTGTCCTATGCAGGCGACAGTCAGGCACTACGCGAGGCGGAGTTGGGGCGTATCTACACAATGGATACCTACATGTCCCAGAACGCACCGGATACGTTGGCTGATGCCGCTGGTACCGCGACCGAGTACAAAGTCACGGCCACCGCAGGCGAAAGCAAAGTGGCGCTGTCTGACGTTAAAGCGGCTACCGCTACCGTGAAAAAGGGCGATGGCTTTATCGTTGATGGATACATGTATCGTTTCGCTGCCGATGCGACTGCGGTCTCCGGCGCAGTTGCCGAGGTTGCGATTGATCAGCCGGTTCACAAAACACTTTCGGCGGAGGCCGCGCTGCTCATCAACAAAACCAACTCCCTTGGTTTCCATCGCAACGGCCTGGCGCTGGTTACGCGACAGCTAGAGCTTCCGATGGGCGCATCCAAGGCGGCAATCGCATCCGCAAACGGGCTGGCTGTGCGTGTCGTGTTTGGTTATGACATGGACACCAAAACAGACACAGTATCCTTCGATATCATCTATGGCATCAAGGAGCTAGATACGCAGTTGCTCGTGAAGCTGGTGGGGTAATGGACGAACTGCATGAGCGCATGCTGGAGGATTTATATACCCTGATTGGATTCGAAAACGCTGGAAAGGAGGAGCTTTGCTATTTCCTGCGATCTGCCGAGGAAAAGGCGCTCCGATTCACCCGGCGGTGGGAATTGATCGGCGGCATGCCCACAATCGTCGTGGAAATCGCCGCCGATCGGTTTCGCCGGCAGGGCGCCGGGCCGGAGGTCGCGCAGCGAGTAGCAAGCCTGACTGACAACGGCCAATCTGTGAGCTTCCAGGCATATGCGGCGGAGGCCGTGCCATCCTCCGGTTTAACGGAGAGCGAAATGCGGGCGCTGTGCGCCTACAGAAAGCTGTGGTAGCATGAAAATCCCCGACAAGTTCAAAGACATACAGGCAAGGGTGTTCCAGGACAAAACCATCGAACACTTCTTGCCCGTTTCCACGTCTGGATCACTCGGAACGCCCACATCCCAGCCGGCCGATGCACCCTCTGGAAGACACCAGGTCAACTTTATGCTTGTGACAGACGACCTGAAAGCGCAGGAATGGGGCCTCATAATCAACCGGGATGCGGTGATGACGGCATCATTCCCGCCGCCGGTCGAGGAAGGGCATTTTATCAGATACAATGGGCAGTTTTACCGCGTTACCGGCGTGCAGCCGTTCGACGCTTACACCCGATATCTGCTAAAGGCGGTGGACATATGAGCGTGGAAATTAAGGGCCTCGACAGCCTGCGTAGGAAACTACAATCACTGGGCGGCGAGCTGGAGCAGGCGACGGAAAAAGGCGTGGAGAAGGCCACGAAGACCGTGCAGACGGCCGCAAAGCTGCTCTGCCCGGTTGACACTGGTTATCTGCGCGAGAGCATCCAGACAAATTTTGCGTGGCAGCCCTCAGGTGAATGCGTCGGTACAGTCGGAACGATCGTGGAATACGCCCCGTATGTCGAATTCGGCACAGGGCAGATGGGCGCTGCGTCTCCGTCCCCACCGAAGGCGCCTCTTAGTTTGGGTTATCGTGAGGACTGGAAAGGCCTGTTTGCGCAGCCATACCTGTATCTAGCACTGATCAATAATCGCGACCGCATCGTAAAACATCTGGAGATTGAACTCCGCAAGGCATCCGGGAGGCAATGAAATGATCGACATGGAACAAACCGTATACGATATCTTGACCACCACCCTGCCCGGAATGAAATGGTCCGTGGGCTTCCCGCAGGACTTCCGCGTGTTGGGCGACGGTCTGGGCAGCATCAAGCAAATGGATAACTCTGTGCGCACGTCGACCTCCTCCGGCATTGACCGCATCTCCAACGTGGCTGTGCAGGTACAGGTCTGGGCCCCTACACCAGAGCGGCGCAACGAGCTGGATCGAGAGATCGCTACGGTGCTTGCCAGCCTCGGCATCCCCCGCAGCTCCCTGAATCATCTAGAGGAGATGCTCCCGGGCGCAATCCCCGCATACCGTTCTGTGCTGCTGTACAGCGGTGCGTATGACAATGTGACAAAACAATTTTACATAAAATAAAACAAAAGTCAGGTCCTGCATGGGCCTGAGGATTGAAATTACATCAGATAAGGAGTTGATTTTATGGATGGACTTTCTACCATCGGCACAATTTTAAAAATGGGCGCACAATCTTCATCCCTGACCGAGGTGCCTGATCTTCAGGATTTTCCCGATTTGATGGGTGCACCTGATAAGATCGAGACCACGACCATGAAAAACACATCCCGCACTTACATCCCCGGCCTGAAGGATCCCGGAGATATGGCGTTTAACTTCCTGTATTCCGGCATGGGCGAGGGCTCGAATTACGCCACATTGAAAGCAGCACAGGACTCCGGTGCTACACGGTTTTTCCAGCTGGTGTTCCCGGACAAATCCGGCTTTGCGTGGGAAGGGAAGGTTTCCCTTTCCGTCCCTGGCAAGGGCATCGGCGAGGCGTTGCAGTTCACAGCTAACATCACGCCCACATCGGAGATCGAAGAAATTGACGTTTCCGGCGCCGGTTAAAAACAAGGAGGATATGAATGATGGCAGCATTTTACACTCTGGCCGCCGACGGCCACGAATACAAGCTCAAGCTCACCACAGCGTCCAAGATCGAGGCGGAAAAACGTCTCGGCTTCTCTCTTTTAGAGGCCCCGGAGAACATCACGAAGGCGGAAACCTTCGCGGTCATCCTTTGGGCAGCGCTTCAGAAATATCATCACAACATGACCATCCAGAAGGTCTATGATCTCATTGACAAGCTGGAGGACGCAGGCTACACGATCAGCGAAAAAGCAGACCTCCTCCTCGAAATCATGAAGGTCAGCGGTTTTTTTACGCAGGAGGATCTTCAGGAGATGGAGAAAAAGCAGGAGGAAACGGAGTAATCTACCGCACCGCAACGGAATTGATTGAAGCCCTGTATCCGCAAGCGTTGGATGCAGGGCTTTTCCCGGATGAATTTTGGGACATGAGCATCGGCGAGGTTGAGCAGGTTGTCAACGCTCGGCTCAAACGCCAGCAGGAGCAAACGAAGCTGCAGGCTACGATGCTCTGGAAGCTCGGCAATCTGATTGCTTTCGCCGTGCACGACCCGAAGCATTACCTTCCGCTGCACGAGGCCTTCCCCGGCCTGTTTCGGGCGCCGGAGGAGCAGCAGACGGATTGGCGTGTGATGAAAGCCCGTATGACGGCTTACAGTGCCGTGAAAAACGCAAAAATGAGGGGAGGTGAAAGTCATTGACCGTTGAGGAATTACAGGTTGTGATCTCCGTCAAGATGGAAAAGATCGACGCGAAGATCAACAACCTGATCAAGAAGTGTGACAGCCTCGGCACGAACGCATCGAAAGCCGGGAAAGGCACGGATAAGCTGTCCAACGCCTGCGCGAAGCTCAAGGATCGGGCGGAGGCAGGTAGTGCAGGTACGCACAAGCTCTCCGGTGCCTTGAAAGCCCTGAAAACCGGTGCGGCTGTTGCTGCAATCACGGCCGTCGCGAAGGCCGTGAAGAAGCTGACGGATTCTTATGCGGAAACGCAGGCGGCGCAGGTCGGCCTGGAAAGCATCTTGGCCGCCCAGGGGAAGGACGTGTCGCAGGCGAAAGCCTGGCTGCAGGAATACACAAAGGATGGCCTGATCCCCCTGGCAGACGCCTACACGGCCTACAAAAACCTGTCCTCCGCTGGATACACGGACGACCAGACGCAGAGCGTCCTGCAAAATCTGAAAGACTCGGCGGCGTTCGCCCGACAGGGGTCGCTCACGATGGGCGAGGCGGTCAAGTCCGCGACGGAAGGCATCAAGAACGAGAACAGTATCCTGGTCGATAATGCTGGCGTTACAAAGAACCTCTCCGTCATCTGGGAAGAATATGCCGCATCCATTGGAAAAGGCGTGGGGAGCCTCACAGCGGCCGAAAAACGCCTTGCCACGGTGGAAGGCCTCATGCGGGAAACCGCGTTCCAGACCGGCGACGCGGCCCGTTATGCCTCCACTTTCGCCGGTGCGCAGGCGGCGCTGAAAGCGCAGACAAAGCAGCTCTCCAGCGCCCTTGGCTCGATTTTTGCCCCGGCGCTGCAGGCGATCATGCCCTATCTGACCGCGATTGCGGAAAAACTGACACAACTCGCCACCCGTGCTGGGCAGGTCATGGCCGTGCTGTTCGGGATCAAGCCAACGCCCATCAAGCAGCTTGCCACGAGCACACAGACGGCCTCTGCGGGGCTTGAGAAGGCCACAAAGAAGGCCAAAGAACTGAAAGGCCAGCTCCTTGGCATCGACGAGCTGAACGTCATCGAAAAGGCCGACACAAGCGATAGTGGCGGCAGCGATACCGCTGGGAGCACCGGCGGCATGAGCACAGGCAGCCCGATCAATAGTGCCTTGTCCAACGCGGATAACGTGATCGATCCGAGGATTACGGCGAGGGCGGAGGAGATCAGGGAGAAGTTGAAGCCCATCGTGACGATCATGGAGAGGCTTAAGGATGTGTGTCTGGTCGTGTACGATGTGGCAATCAAGCCATTCATCGATGCAGTAGCCCCAAAAGTGAGGCAGCAGATCGGCAAGATTACTGCCAAATGGGGTGATTTGGTCAAAAAGATCGAAGGGTCAAAAATCTATCAGGACTTTATCGAAATCGTCAAACGGCTGGGGCCCCCGATCGAAAAATGGTGTGAACTGCTGGCCAATATCACCGCAAGTTTGGGCGGAATGGCTTACGAACTGTATCTTAACTCGATCGACAAAAAGTTTAAGGATATCGAGGATGCCGTGGGTTTGGTTTCTGCCGTTTTGACGGGCGATTTCTCGGATGCTTGGGAACATATCAAAAATCTCATGTGGGATAATAAAATTGATCGGGCAAAAGAAGAGCTACGGATACTTGGCGACACGTTTTCCGAGGTTAAAGCTGCCATAAAAGACTGGGTGGATTATTGGCGAGACAAAATCTCTGAGTTCGTGGATGCCTGGAAAACGAAGATTACTGCGTGGTGGAATGATGATGTCAAGCCGTGGTTCACTCTTGAAAAGTGGGAAAGCGTGTTGTTTAGCGTTGGTGTGGCGTTTGGTGATGCAACGAATAGAATTCGAGAAATATGGATGGTTAAAATCCCCGAGTGGTGGCGTAATGACGTAAAGCCGTGGTTTACGCTCGACAAATGGAAGGAGGTCTATGATAATATTGTAACCGGAATTAGAGACAGGCTTGATGAATTTAAACGCATCTGGGGAGATAAGATTGTCGGGTGGTGGAATGATGATGTCAAGCCGTGGTTCACGATCGAGCGGTGGAAAGCCCTTGGCGAAAGCATGAAAAACGGGATTGTCAGTGGTTTTCGGTCTGCGGTTTCGTCCGTCGTTGATATCCTAAACGGCATCATCGAAGGATTTGAAGGCTTGGTTAACGGAGTTATCCGTGGGGTTAACAAGATCATCGAGGGATACAATTCGGTAACCCTTGGTCAGCAAAAAGAGTTAATACCCAAATGGAGCGCATGGAAAATTCCCGAACCACAATGGTACGCTAAAGGGGGCGTATTTACTGACCAGTCGATCATCGGCGTTGGTGAGTACCCCGGAGCAGCAAGTAACCCGGAGATCGCAACGCCGCAATCCATTATGCGCGACACAGTGGCCGGGGTACTGCAGTCAGATCGGGGCAATCAGTACGAGGTGATCTATCGTGCGGTTTATGCCGCACTGACGGCGCTTGGGCCAGACTTGTTTAACCCGGATATTGTCCTCGAAATGGATAATCGGGTTTGTGGGCGCGCTACAGCAAAGTATGTAAAGCAAGAGCTTGTCCGTTCAAATGAGTGGTAAAAAAACAAAATCCTCCCTGCTATTGTGGCAGGGAGGAGGACGCTCTGCTATGACGCGGTAACTTCGCTGTAAATATAACCGAGACCGCCCGACAAAAGCATATCCGATGATCTAAAAAAATCATTTTCTCTATACGCATCTAAATACTCTTGTTTGTTGCTCGTATTCAATAAAAAGGTTTTAATTTCATTTATGCCAGTGTAGCTAGAAGGTTTGATAAGAACCGAGATACTGCATTCAGCGGCAACATCTATGTGAATTGCTCCATACTTATATATTGATGCATTTTTATCGTTTTTCACTGTAAAAAGGAGCAGGAATAACTCCGCATCATCTAGTCTCTCTTTAAAACTCTTTTCTTTGTTAATTTTAAGATCAAGAGATTTCTCTCCATCTTCGAATAAGGATTCAGTAAATGTAAATGTATCTGGTAGAGAAGTGTTCTTTATTAATTCATAAATTGGACCACTTTTTAATCTCGTTTCCTTGATAACTTTTGCGACCGTATCGGATTCAACGGTCGTTATTGTTTCAGCTTCCGTCGCTTGTGTTTCAGAAGGAACTCCAGAGTCATTCAGATTTACTATGGCAACCGCGAGGCACACTAGCCCCAAAATTATAATCCCGTAAAGTATCCCTAAAACAGTTTTGTTTGGCTTCTTGGGAGGCTCGTCGCCTTCAACTTCAACAGGCGGTTTTGACCGTAAGCTTTTGCCTTCACTGTGCTCTACTTTCGCCCCATACTCCGGGCAAAACTTGGTGCCCTCTTCATACTCTTTACCACAATTTTTACAAATCAAGACAAATTCCCCTCTCATGTCACACGATAAATGTAACACAAGAGGGGAAATTTGTAAAGATTTAATCCACAGGCCCCGCGTGGAGCCCGACGTGACATTCACCATAAATGCGGGGAATGAAGAAGCGCTTTTAAGAATTGATGGCTATGTATTTTGCATCTATTCGCGGAAGATTAACTTGGGCCCCCATTACAGAAGTGTATGAGTATTTTCCAGCGCACTCACCGTAAATAGTAACAATATCATCTTCTAATATTCTATCAGAGTTTTCAGGTAGGGTAATGGTCGCATATATTGTATCCTCATAATATCCGTACTCATCTTTAGTTACGTTTATACGCAAGTCAAAGCTATTTCCCCATGCGCTTTCTACAACTTGAATAACTTCTCCAGTAAACTTGTATTTTTGCCCCTTATATTTTTCCGGATTGCGCGCAAGTTCCTTATAGGAAATTGTTTTGCATGATTTCATATACGCTTCTTTAGAAATCTGAGTGGTTGGCGCAGCTGTCGTGCCGTTAGCCTTTACATCGCTCTCTGAAGATACTAGATTTCCTGAAACGTTAGCATTGGCTGGCTTTTCATCCCCTCCCGCAAAAATGCCAATCAGAAATAAAATGAGTAAAATTCCTAAAACTACTAATAGAGAAATTAAACATCCCTTTTTCTTCTTTTTCGGTGGGCGCTGAGGTGAGACTGCGGGAGATTGTTGTTGATCGGTAGCCACGTCATCTTTAGGCGTCCCACATTCCGGGCAGAATTTTGCATCATCGCTATATTCTGTGCCGCATTTTTTACAAAACATGAGTAAATCCTCCTTTATTTTGGTATTTATACAATATCACGACAGGAAGATTTTGTAAAGAATTTTTTAATAACCTCTTGACTTTTTGCAATGCATAAATTAAAATAAATGTAGTGCAAAAAGTGAGGTGATGATTTGAGTCCACGAACAGGTCGCCCCAAAGCAGAAAATCCCAAAGCGGTCAGTGTTACAATTCGCTTGGATGCCGATACAGAATCAAAGCTAAGAGAGTATTGCAAGGAAAGCGGCATTAAACGAGGCGAAGCCATACGCCGGGGAATTCATCTGTTGCTGGCGCAAAAAAAATAGAAACAGCCCGCCACCCTGGAAAAGTTACGGACTGTCTCTATTGTACGAGGTATCTCTACCTGTGAAATCTATTATATCACAGGTAGGGTGCCACTTCAAGCAAATTGAAGGAGGTACTTTTTATTATGCCCAATATTGAAAAACTGGCGCAGTATATCTGCGAGCGCACTACCAATCCAATCGCAGTAACGGAGGCACTGATCGCAATAATCACCGTTGCGGCCCCAGAATCATCAACAGAAGGGGAGGAAGGTGTGGCATGACGAAAGAGGAACAATTTTTATATTCGATTGCAAAGATGCTCGCAAGAGCCAAAAACCCAGAAATAGCCGCGAAGAAGTTTGTTGAAGCCCTAAAGGCGGAAATGAAAGAAATTCAAAATAACGACAAGGAGAATGTGGCATGAACGAATTAAAAGTATTTGAAAAGAACGGACAACTTTTGACCGACAGCCGAGATGTGGCGAAGATGATTGGGAAGGAGCATAAAAATCTGCTGCGAGATATTGCCGGCTATATCAAGGCCATGAAAGAAGGTGTCGAACTTAATAAATCTAACGGGCTCAAAATTGAGCCGGTTGATTTCTTCATCGAAAGCACTTACCCGGACAGCAAAGGAGAAATCCGCCCCTGCTACCTCCTGACCAAGAAAGGGTGCGACATGGTTGCAAACAAGCTCACCGGTCAGAAGGGCGTGCTGTTTACCGCCGCCTATGTCACCGCCTTTGAACAGATGCGGGAGCATATAAAGGCAGGCAGGGCTCTCCCCGACGACGAATCCCGCAAGCTCCGCGCCCGTGCAATGGCCCTGAATGCGGCCAACCGCTCCGCCCGGATGCTCATTGATGCTTACGACAGCGCCGGAATCCAACCGAGTTACAAGGTGCTGGCCCTGACCGACCTCTACCGCAACGAGGGGCTTAAGCTCCCCACGCCGCCGCTGGAGGTAGACGAGGCTACATACGATTTTACGGAGATGGCGCAGGAGCTCGGCATCATGTCCGAAGCCTCTGGTAAGCCCCATGCACAGGCCGTCGGCGCGATCGTCTCCACCCTCGCAATCCCGGAGCAGATGATCGTCCATGCGCCCTATGACCGCAACGGCCACGTTGCCGATTACGACCGTTACAAGGCCCCGGTGCTCGATATGGTGCGTAACTGGCTCAACGAACACGGCAATCCCCGCCCCATCGCCGCGAAGGGGAAGAACTACCGCGTGAAGTACGCAAGCTAAGCTCAATTTTGAGCGCAGT